AGCTATAATGTAGAAATCGCATTAGCAGGTTTCAGTAAAAAAGACATTACAGTTGAAGTTGAAAATGGTATATTAACCATCGAGTCTGTTAAAGACAAGAGCGATAAAGAAGAAGACACGCTCGGTGTATTGCATAAAGGTATATCAAAGAGATACTTTAAAAAACAATTTACAATTGCAAAAGATGTAAAAGTAAATGGGGCTGAATTAAAAGACGGTCTATTGAAAGTGTCTATGGAAAGAATCGTACCAGAGGCAATGAAACTAAAAAAAATTACTGTAAAGTAATATAACCTCAAAAAAGATAAAAGAGGCCTTGACAAAGAGGCCTCTTTTGTTGTATCTTAGGCTTAATATAATGAATGAACAGTTGGATAGAATAGAAAAGAAATTAGATAAACTTGAAAAGAAACTTGATAGACATATAAAAGAGATATGGCAAGTTTATGAACCTATCAAAAAAATATTAGAGAAGTTAGAGAGATTTAAATTATGGTAAAAGTATTTGATTTAGAGCCTGGAGGTTTAAAAGATGGTGGACAAGCCAAACTCAACGAAGAAGAAACCAATAGACTTAATAAAGAAGAAGAATTAAAAAGACAACATCAAGAGACTAACAAAGGTCTAGCAATTGAGTTAAGAAATAAAATTGCTTGTCCTATGATGCGTGTTGAGTTTCCAAAAGAAATTATTGAAGAGATAGAGCAGGGTATAGAAAACCCCGATGAACAATTTAGAGATAATTTAAATAATATATTTAAACAAATAGGTAAAACGTTTTTAAAAAAATGTTATGGAATAGAAAAACAATTAAAGATAGATTTTAGATTATTTCAACCAGGTATTGAAGCAAGTAAAGAATACAATCATAAAATAAAAGCATTACTGTTTACAGATGGTGGTAACAAATTTGATTTTCAATGGAACTCTGTTGAACTACACGACCATCCTTTAAGACCAGATAACTTTGAATCTGTAACAACAGAACCAGGTGTACTAATAATATATCCTAGTTACAATATGATTACAACATCACCACCACAAAATTATTTAGATGAGTCGCCTGTAATTGAAGTAGGCATTGATTATGAAATATAACGAAGAGAAAATTTTTAAAGAACTTAAAGATTATATTGAAGATACATATAGCCAACATTATAGTGTTGGTAAAGATGGTAAGATTCAAGTACAAGATTTGCTAAGGCAACTTGGAATTGATAAAGATTTTTGTCAGGCCAATGCAATTAAATATCTTGCAAGGTATGGTAAAAAGAATGGCAGAAACAGAAAAGACTTGCTAAAAGCAATGCATTATATTATACTGTTAATGTCGAGTGAAGATAAAGATAATGGAGAAAGTGAACATGAAACTAAGCAATGAGACAATTGGTGTACTTAAAAACTTCGGTAGCATAAATCAAAATTTAGTTATCAAAGAAGGTAACATCATGACCACAATGTCAGCAATGAAAAATATTGTGGCAAAGGCAGACGTTACTGAAACGTTTCCTAGAGAGGTGGCAATATATGATTTGAATGAATTTTTATCATCGTTATCTCTATTTGCTGAACCTGTTCTTGATTTTCAAGAACAATATATGACAATGAAAGATGAGGGTTCTAAGGCAACTCTCAAATATTGGTATTCAGACCCTAGTGTTGTAACAAGTCCTAGTAAGATGATTACAATGCCAAGTAAAGATGTCAAGCTAACTTTAGCAAGTGAAGACATAGAAAAACTAAAACGTGCAGCTAGTGTCGTTCAAGCACCCGATATGGTTCTTGAAAAAACAGATGCTGGTGTATCGTTAATGGTGTGTGATAAAAAGAATACCACAGCTAACAATTACGCTATCGATGTGGAGTGTGATTCTGATGCTAAATCGTTTAAGTTTTACTTTAAAGTTGAGAATTTAAAACTGTTACCTGGTACATATGATATAACAATATCACAAAAAAATATCAGTAACTTTAAAAACTCAAACAAGAATGTAGAATATTGGATTGCATTAGAACCTGAATCAACATATGAGGCGTAATTATGGAAACATTTCTATGGGTCGAGAAGTATCGACCAAAGACAGTAGATGATTGTATTCTACCTAGTGAATTAAAAAAATCATTTTCAGAGTTTGTTAAAGACAAACATATTCCCAATCTAATTTTATCTGGTTCTGCTGGAACTGGTAAGACTACTATTGCAAAAGCAATGGTGGAAGAGATTGGTAGTACGTGGATGTTAATAAATGGTTCAGAGGAATCTGGTATCGATGTATTAAGAACAAAGATTAAAAACTTTGCATCAACTGTATCGTTGGAAGGTGGTAGAAAGTATATCATACTAGACGAGGCAGATTACCTTAATCCTCAATCAACTCAGCCGGCCTTACGTGGATTTATGGAAGAGTTTCATAAGAACTGTGGTTTTATTCTTACTTGTAATTACAAGAATAGATTAATTGAACCTTTACAATCTAGATGTTCTAATATTGATTTTACAATACGTAATGGTGAGAGAGTTAAACTTGCAGAATCTTTTTTCAAAAGAGTGCAAGATATTCTTGGGCAAGAACAAATTAAATTTGAACCTAAAGCTATTGCTGAATTAATTAATAAGTATTTCCCCGACTGGCGAAGATGTTTAAATGAATTACAAAGGTATTCAACATCTGGTCAAATAGATGCAGGTATACTTGTAAACCTTTCAAGCGAAAATATAAAAGAGCTTGTTAGTTTTATGAAAGCAAAAGAATTTACAAATGTTCGTAAGTGGATTGTTAACAATTTAGATAATGACCCATCAAGAATTTTTAGAACAATTTATAATTCTTTATATGATAATTTAGATCATAGCACAATACCACACGCAGTTGTAATTATCGCAGATTATCAATATAAGTCAGCTTTTGTCGCAGATCAAGAGATTAATATGCTCGCTTGTATGACTGAATTAATGTCTCAGGTAAAGTTTAAATAGGATAAATATATGTTACGATGTACGAGAATAAAGTCGACTCCGACACAAACGAATTCTTACGAACAGGTCTAGGTATGAAAAACGAATGGCATGTCGTAACAGAATTTGAAAACAAGATAGCAGAATTCTTTGGTGCCCCATATGCGGTTGCCACGGATTGTTGCACAAATGCTCTCGAGCTTTGCTTAAGATTAGAAAAACAAAAGCAAGGTAAAGAAGTTCGTAGCATAAAGGTTCCATTCAATACTTACATATCTGTACCAAACATGTTAATTAAAAATGGTTGGCGTTTTCAATGGGGCGATATTCGTTGGCATGAATATTATTATCTAACAAAAGAAACAATTGATGCAGCTGTTTATTGGAAAAGAAATGGTTATGAACCTGGCACCAGAATGTGTTTAAGTTTCTTTTACAGAAAACATTTAAGTACAGATAGAGGTGGAATGATTCTTTTAGATAATAAAGAAGATGCTGAACTGTTAAGGATAATGTGTTATGATGGTAGACAAAGATCAAATGTATGTTGGAATCAACAACGTATAGATACTTTTGGTTATCACTATTACATGACACCACATAAAGCAAAAGTAGGATTAAAAAATTTTGAAAAAGTAAAAGATAAAAAACCAATTAGAAAAGATTGGGATTGGTACCCAGATATTCACAAACTACCAGTTTTTGAAAGTATGGGTGATAAAAATTTTGATGTAAGCACAAAGTAGTATATTATGATTGCAGTTATTGGTATAGGTTATTGGGGGAGTAAAATAGTTTCTCTACTAAAGAGTAAAAATTTAGAGGTAGAAACTATTGATATTGATAATGACATCACAAAAATAAAATCTAAAAATGTGATTATCTCTACACCTGCTCGAACTCACAAAGACATAACTAAGACAATGCTAGAACTAGGTAAAAATGTTTTAGTAGAAAAACCTTCATTTATTAATATGAAAGAGTGTGAAGAAATAGAGACTGTTCTTAAAAAAACTAAGGGTAAATTTATGTGTGGGCATTTATTTTTAAATAGTCCTAAACTAAATTACATAAAGAAAACTGTTAAAAATATTTCACACATAGAATCTAGAAGATTAAATTGGGGTAGAGTGCAAGAAGATATTAATCCTATTATACATTTAGCACCACATGACATATCGATACTAGATTATTTGATGGATGATATACCAATTTTTATACAAAAAACACCATACCACATTTCTAAAAAATCTCAACCTGATTATGTTACAATTGATTTAACATACATGAATGGTAAGACAGCACAATTACAAGTTGGATGGTATTATAATGAAAAGATTAGACAAGTAAAAATTTTTGCTGACGATACTATAATTGATTTTGAGGGTGAAGATAATCTTTTAGATATATCTTTATCAAAATTTATTTCTTATTGTCATGATGATATTGAACCTATTACAAACTTTGAACATGCTAAAAGAGTAACGCATGTATTGGATATGATACAAAATGAAAACGCTATTCATCGTACAAAGTAATTTTGGCAAAGGCCATCACGCTAGAGTAAATGCTTTTGCTGATGCTATAGATAACCTTAATAGATTAATAATTACAAAACCTTTTAATGGCCAAGGTAAAGATACAGAGTTCTTTGGTGATACTTGGAATGATTTACTTTTTGATTATCTAGAATACGACCCAGACATTCTTATTACAGAGGGATTTCCTTTTGGTAGATATGGTTGGCATCCACACTTTAATAAGGACATGACTAAACATGAGGGCATCGTAGATATATTAGAAGATGCAAAGTCTCGTAATAAAAAAATATATTCGTTAGATAGAGATTTGCCTTGGGTAAACCCAGATGATGGTTGGTTCCATGCAGGTATACTAAACAAATATTATGATGGTATAATTTTTCATACCGATAGAAATTTTATAGATACTAAAGATATTATTCATAACCCTATCATAGATGTTCCATTTTTATATACCGATGGATATTCAACATCACCATTTAATTATGAAACAAAAAGAGAAGGTATCTTATTTGCATTTGGTGATTGGTTTCCATATACAGAAAACATTTACAATATCGCATTAGATTTAAAAAAACAAATAGGTGGTAAGTTTACATTTATAGTTGGTAACAAAACACCAGAAGAATTAATTAATAAACTAAGAAAACAAAACTGTTATATTGAAAAAAGAAAACAAACTGACGGATATAGAAAACTTTTAGCAAGTCATGAAGTCTCTGTTAGTAACTTTGGTGCTGGAACTTTCTTAGATATCAACATAACTAAAACACCTGCGGTCATGATACCAAACCCAATACCAAGAAACTCGCCACCAATATATGATGAGCAAGGTAATGTGATTAGCAATGAAGAACAATTTAGAGCTGAAAGATATGAAAAGGTTGACAATGGAAAAGTTTTAATGTATGATAATCTAAATACTTCTACATTAGGAACAGCAATAGAAAATGCGAAAAAACTTAAACCCAAATCTTTCAATATGAATGGTCGTGAGTTTGTAAGGAATTTATTATGTACGAATTAAAAGATTATCTAAACACTATTAACTATGGTAAAAATAACCTTATGGATAGTGGAGATATAATGTGGGAGAAAAAATATCCAGCATATGTTGTTAATAAATGTTTGGCTCCCTTTGGTGATACAATTCAGTTAGTAAATGAAATGAATCGTAATCATCATCTAGATAAAAAGTTACAATATGACTTTTTACTAAATAGTTTAAGGACACGTAAAAGATTTGCACCTTGGTTGCGATCTAGTAAGTCCAAAAACTTAGAGTGTGTAAAAGAGTATTATGGTTATAACAATGAAAAGGCAAAATCTGCTCTTAGCATATTAAACAATGAACAAATTAAAACAATAAAAGATAAATTGAATAAGGGTGGTAAACATGGAAAACGTTAAGTGGTCGAGAGATAACATGCTCGAAATTACACTAAAGCAACCTGATGATTTCCTTAAAGTGAGAGAAACACTTTCACGTATCGGTGTTGCATCAAGAAAAGAAAAAAAATTATATCAATCTTGTCATATACTTCACAAACAAGGCAAGTATTACATAGTACATTTCAAAGAGCTATTTGCATTAGACGGCAAGGAAACAAACTTGTCTGAAAATGATATAGGTCGTAGAAATCGTATTGCATCATTACTTTCAGATTGGGGTTTGGTATCAGTACTAGGTCAATTAGAACCTATCGCTCCGTTAAGTCAAATTAAAATTATAGCATTTAAAGAAAAAAACGATTGGACTTTAGAAACAAAATATAATATTGGAAAGTCGAAAGACTCAAGTGATGGCAATACAACAAAATCAATTCTTCGATAATCTACCACAACTTAAAAAACAATTAAGACTGATAGAGGAAGATCATCTAACATATATTCCATTTGAGGAATATGGTAGGTATCGTTTTCCTAGAAAAGAAATTAAAAAATATTCTTTAGTTTATAGTATTGGGGTATCAAGAGATTGCGATATGGAAATCGCAATGGCAACAGATAATCCTAATTTAAAGTTTCATTGTTTCGATGGTTCACCCGAATCAAAACAATGGTGGGATACTGAAACTTGGTCATTTAAACCACAGATGCAATTTCATAATGTATCTTATGCTAAAGACAATGGCACGATGCCATTTTATTTTAACCCAGTACCAGAAATAGAAAATAGAATAGGATATGGTAATCGACCATATGGTAGAGAATATAGTTTAGAACCACACTTTATTAGTTCGTTAAATCCATTATACGAGGATGATAAACAACAATATGTAAACGTTGAGACACAAAATTTAAGAACCATGATTAGACATTATGGTTTACCTGACTTAGTAAAAGCAGATACTTGGGGTGTATGGTATGATACTTGTAGAGAGATATTAGATCATAATATACCAATAAGATGTTTTCATATTAGGGCACATTTACTTTCCCCAAAACCAGAGGAAAAAATGTTTGACATAATTGAGGTAATAGATGATTTTAAATCGAAAGGATATGAGGCATATCTATCAAGACAAAGAGAAAATTTTGGTTGTGATATGTTTTTTTTAAAATGATAAAAGTTATAGATGATATATTAGAGTTTCATTTAGCTCACTTAGTAGATGACAGTATTCATAATACAGATACAAAATGGTCTTGGCATTATAAGGCAAACAAAGATATTCCATCAAGACATTGGCATTTATATTGTGGTGAAACGGTAGAAGAAATAGATAAAAGTGGTTTTGAATATTTACTACCATTGTGGGAACAAATTGAAAATCATAGAGAACTACCAAAAGTTAAAATTAAAAGATGTTATTTAAATGCACACACACCTGGGGTTGAACCATCAATACATAAAGATGATGGTGATGTTACTTTTATTTACTATCCTAATTTAAAATGGAATGTAAACTTTGGTGGCGGCACAACTATTTACGATGAGACCCTTGACAAAGGGACTCTAATAAACTATAAAGGAAATAGACTAATATGTTTTACAGCATCATTGCCACATCAAGCAATGCCTGTATCAAGAATATGTCATGATTTAAGAACCTGTGTGGTTTTCAAAACCAGTTATGTGAATTGATGAATAAATTTTATACAAATATTATACAATGGGGAAACAACCTTTTATTAAGAGAAGTTGTTAATGGTGAACGTATTAATCGTAGGGTTAAGTATTCGCCTACGATGTTTTGCCCCGTTATGAGAGAAACAAAATATAAAACTCTTGATGGCAAATATGTGATGCCAGTCAAACATGAAACTATAAAAGAAGCTAAGAATTGGGTTCAACAATACGAAGATCAACCTCATTTGGTATATGGTAATACCAACTTTCAATTTAATTATCTATACGAACAATATCATAATCTTGATTGGAATATGGATGAAGTATTAATTATTACAATTGATTCT